TCGTCCTGCCCGAACCAAGGATTGCGTTCTTGCCACGCCAAAGCTTTTGAATCAGGCTTGGGTACGGAAGGGATCTGTGATGCTTGTGGAATTTGTACATCATTTTCTCCCTGATGTAAAGGGGTGGGTTTAAAATTCTGCGCCTGTTTAAGCTTGTAATTAGCGTCCTGTAGGGCTTGGGTAGCTTCCAATACCCGGTCAGTATCACCGCTTTCATACGCCTCCCGATACGCCTTCTTTGCCATCTCTAACTCAAGAGTGGCAGCATTCTGGACGGTATGGACAAATACCTTTTCGCCAGAGCTTAAAACCCCGCGAATCCGCTGATTTTCATCCAACAGTCGGCGTGCAAGATTAATTGCCTCTTGCTGCTCCCGTTGGGCGGCTTCCTTTTCCCTGCGCTCGTCGTGCCAAACTTTGCGCATCTGTTTTAGACGGGCCTTTACCTCGCCGTCATACTTCTCAAGATCGTCCTTCTCCAACTCCTCGACGAGAGGCTTGGGCATCGGGTCACGGCCACGGTCTTCTGGCGGCGTATCGTCCTCAATTTCAATCGAAATTTCGTTGGATGTATCTTCTACAGCTTCAGATTCATCCGGAAATTTAAACTCCTGCTGTTCCATTTCAGGCATCTTGTCCTCCTGTTATTTACGTTTAATTCCGCGCGGGTCGTCAACAACACCCTCCACGGAGTCATCATTAATAAGGCGAAACTCTCGACCATGAATCAGCAGGCGGGTACCTGCATTTGGGCGAACCAGAACAAAATCTCCCTGCTTACACCAAGGGCCAGACGGGAACCGGCTTGCGTCCTTGTAACAGTCAGGGCCAAGATCAACGACAAACAGCACGGTAGTAAGCAACTCATCAAATTGGACGGTTGTATCCGCCTTTAAGATGCCGTTGTCGTACTCCTTTTCCACCTCCGGAATGGCGCACAGGATTCTGTAGCCAGACGGTCGTGGAAGCTGCTTCGCTTTTTCGGCGCTTGTAGCCTCAAGATTAAATGTGCCAATCACTTGGGGCTTATCGGGATTTGAACCGATAAGGATTTCAGTCATCTGATTCCTCCAGATTACGTCGTAGGTCTAGTACGTTTCCCCTCGCAATGAGCAGACCCCGAATCTCACCGCAAAGTTTCTTATATTCCTCAAAGCTCTCAGCCTTACCCTCGGCCATGTAGTCCTTTAGCTGAGTAACTTTCTCGTCAAGCTGCTCAATCAATACCCCGAAGGCGTCCATTGTTTATCCCTTTTTGGCGGGTGGCTGGCGCAAACTGCGAAGCTGTGCTCGTTCTTGTGCTTCCCGATCTTCCTGCTTACGCACGGTCTCAGACATGTGCTTCAGAACGTCTACCCCCGTCTTGGCAATCTCCATGTCACGGGCGTTTGACATCTCAGCGGCAGTTTTCATCAGATCGTTGCGCTGCTGCATCTGGGCGGTCTGTTGCTGCGCTGCAATACGCTGACGCTCGATCTGCAACTGCGCTACCTTCAGGGCGTTATCCGCACTGTCTTTCTGTGCCTTGCGCTGCTGTTCTTGGGCTTTAAGCTGCAACTCCTGCATCTGCATCTGCACCAACGGGTCTTGGGCTTGCTGCTGTGCTTGCTGCTGCGCCATCTGCGCTTGGTTCTTCATCAACAGCCGCTGAGCCGCCTGTGCCAGCATCGGAGCCAACCGCGCTTCGACTTCCGGGTCCATCTGCACTTCCTCCCCACTCTCATCAAACTGCGGGGGCAGCGTCATGCCAAGCTGTTCTTGAATGTCGTTGCGGTACTGGAACCCGATATGCTCATTTAAGTGCGACATCATTGCCGCCATCATTTGCTGCGCTGCGGGATTGTTTTTGAGCAACTGTTGGATCATCGGATCTTGCATGGCCGACATATGAACGGCGATATGCGCCCTGTGATCCTGAAACGCAAACGCTTTAAGCGGCTTCATCCGCAGCACATTCTGATTCTCTGTGATCGGATCAGTCGGTTTCAGATCGTCCTCAATCGGCACCAGCTTATGTGCGTCGTTAATACCCAACACATCCAGCATCTGCCTATGGAGCATCGGCATGTTGTACAGGTTTGGCGCTGCTTGAGCCAACTGAAACACCGCCTGATACTGGACGATCTTTTGCGCCATAGTGCTGGCGTTCGGATCAGACACCGGAATCACATCAATATTGTCGTAGTCCGACCGCTTGGCGCGGCGTGAGCCTTCTTCCGGCTCGTAGTTGTAGTCCTCCGGGGTGTACGCAGCAATAATCTCTTTCAGAAGCCACAACTCTTGCTTCATCGAGTAGTGAATCCGCGCCTGCACCGCGCTCATGGTCTTGAGGGTGCGCTCCAAAATCGCCAGCGTAGTGCCAACCGGAGCCTGCGAGGACATGTCGCTAACTTGCAGATCAGCCATGTTTGCCACACGGCGACCGTCTTCAACAATCTTATTAAGCAGCGCCGCAAGGGTTTGGCTCGGCTCCTTGTACGGGAGCGCCATCAGGTTGTCTTTAATAGACCCAGCAGGCACATCAACGTCACGGAATTCACCCGGAGCAATCGGAGTGTCATCACCTTTGATCCGCAGCCCACGGGCTTTGAACCCACCCGGCAGATTGGACAGGGTGCCTGCATCCACCAACTGACGAATCAGCGATGTGCCGCTCTTGGCAAACGCCCCAACCAAATGGATCAAACCAAAGCAATAAAACCCAAACCCCGGCACGTAGCCATAATGGACAAAGTGCTGCCGACGCTGATACGTCTTGTCGTCTGGCTCCCAGTTACGCCGGATAGCCAGAACCTTGTTTGACCCCTTCTCAATAGTCACCACATAAGGCAGCGCAATCCCCGTGGGTTTGCCGTCCTCCTCATGCTCATATCCCGGCAGATCCAAGTCCACGTGCATCTCAAGGATCTTGTAGCGGTCATCCGTGGTGGCCCTAAAGCCCAACTTCTCGGCAATCTTCTTCTCGACTTCATCGAGCGTATTCATCGGCTCGCCAATGTCGATGTCCCGATAAAACCCCGCCACTTGAAGCCTGCGAAGCTCATTCTCAGTCTTACGCATCACATGAGTAACACGCTCTGCCGAGGCTAGATCCGACGCGCCATAAGGCACCACAATATCTTCAGCAGGCACAAACAAACTCACCTGCCGGTCAAGGTGCGGGTCAAAATAGACTTTCTTGAACGCATTACCAGACAGACCCAGACCCCACAGCATCCGCTCATGCTCCGGGCGGTACTCCTTCATCACATCGGTCAACTGGTAGTTCATGTCGTCCTGAACCCGCTTGGCCGACTCTTTCTTCTCTGGAGTCTCACGCCCCACAATCTGAGTCTTGACCGGCCCCTGCGCGGGGAATGTCGCCATCATGGTCTCGGACTGGAACTTCACCAGCGCCTCAGACAGCAGTGGGTGATACACACCACATGCACCCTCCCACGGCTCGGAGCGTTCCTCAATCTTCAGGCCAAGCAACTCAAGGCCATCGACATACGCCTGAATCCAATCCTTACGGCTGGCTACGTCATCCGTAAAGTCACCAATCAAATCTCCGGAAATCTGTTCCAGATCCTGCTCGTCCATATAGTCAGCAAGATTGGCGTTGAAGTCCTCTTCGGTCTCTGGCGCGGGAATTAGCTGAATCTCCAGCCCATCCACCCCAATAGTCACACTTTCCGGGTCTTCAATCTCAATCTCAACAGCAGGCATCATGCCTTCTGGCTCGACCATATCCTCGTCGGTTAACCCGAGAGGGGCTTGATTCAGAGCTTTTTCGATAGCCATGTTCGATCCTTAGTAGTACGGCTCCATGCGCCGCTTAAAATATATTGGCTCGTCTTCTTCGTCGAGCAGTGTGCGGATGTACCCGCCCTTTCTAAACCGCATCAGGGCCAGTGATACCGAGTCCACGTAGTCGTCATGCTCACCTGCGGGGAAACTCGCAACCTCGTCAATAACTTCTTCTGCCCATGCCGTATTCGGTGCCCATACCCGCCCAGAAGCAAACAGGTCAGAGACAGAATTAAGCCTGCTAATCTTATCGTTTCCCCGTACCGGTGTGTACTCCTGCACCGGGATACCCATCGCCCGCAATTCGTAGATCAGGGGCGCTCCAGAAGCCTTTTTCTCGATAATTACCGCATCTGGAGACCACTCTTTCCACTGCTCAATGGCCTTCTTTTTCAACTCCGGGAACTCCATTCGGTCCCGAAATGCATTAATCAGGATGATATTAGCTTGCTCCACCCCAGAATCATCCGGCTGGTAGAACACACCCCACAAAGTACAGGCCGAATAGTCCGCACGGTTGTTCTTCTCGAACGCCGTATCCCATGACATCAGCGTAAATTCGCAAAATGGGGGCGAATCATGCTCCCAAAGCTTCCACCACTCCCGTTTGACGATGGCAGAAGTCTCAGAAGTGGGGTTTTGCTGGTACTGAGCCATCCATTTGGAGTTCGGAAGCTCCTCTTTTAGAGCAATAAGCTCTTTTTTGGACCAAAACTCAGGCCACAGCGGCTCTCCGGACTCAAAAAGCGCCGGAAATTCAATAACTTCCCACTCTTCGCCGCCCCTTTGGGCAGCAGACTTCAATACTTGCCCGGTCAAGTCCTTCTTGGACCAGCGTGTCATCACGATCACGATAGACCCACCCGGCTGGAGACGCTGCCGGGGGCCAGATGTGTACCACTCGTAGGTCTTATCGTAGATCTCGGGGTTCACCTCAGCCAACGCGGCTTCTTGCTCGGAGTGCGGGTCGTCAATAATGAGCAGATCCGCGCCTTTACCCGTCACGGCACCCCCAACACCGATAGCGAAATACTCACCGGAGTAGTTAGTGGCCCAGCGCCCCGCCGCTTTGGAGTCCGCTTGCAGCGCCACCTCGGGAAATAAGTCCTTATAGCGGTCGGAATCAACCAAGTTACGCACCTTACGCCCGAAGCCCACAGCAAGCTCGGCGGTGTGCGAGGTCTGGATGACCTTTTTGCCCGGATACTTCCCAAGGAACCAAGATGGCAGCAAGTAAGAGGCAAACTCCGACTTGGTGTGGCGCGGCGGCATGTTGATAATCAGGCGCTTTGTCTTACCCTCAGCCACCCGCTCAAACGCTCGGGCCATCTTCTCGTGGTGCTTGCCGTGGATGAAGTTAGGCCAGACGTAGTTCACGTACTGCATGAAGTTTATTTTTGCCACGTCCTGCGCTTTGACGCGGCGAGCCTCGGCAATAAGCGCCCCTACCTTCTGTTGCACCGCAGCAGGCAGGTTTGGAAGAGCCGCCTGAGCCCTACGTAGAAGTTCCGCGTCCATCAGAATCCGCTTCAAATACACCCAACTCGGCGTCTAAATCAATTTCAGCAACGCTTACGGGGGC